TCTGCAAACCCTAGCATTTGCTGGCGTTGCTTCAATGCTGCCTGATAAGTAGCTTTCTCCCTCGCCGCCTTCGCCTGCGCCATTTGCAAATTTATGTTTTGCAGGTTTTGCGCACGCACGCGGTCAAGCTCACCTTGACGGCCTTGCTGGAAACCCTGCGTTGCCATCGACCACCCTTTAGCCGACTGCCCTGGATCAGTTGATGGAGCACCCGCCATGAGCAGACCAGGAGCCATCGCGCCCAAACCCTTTAGAAACGCATCCGCTCTCGCACGCGCTGGATTAGAGCCAAGCAAGCTGGTCATTGTTGGCGTAGCTGCTGGTGGTGCTGTTTGTGCTACTGGTGCAGGCGGCATTGGCGTTGGAACGAAAGATGATTGCAAAATATTTGGATGAGCAAGTCTCTCAAAGGTTCCAAGCATGGGCTGTCCAAACATATAATTTACCACGGAAAGTACCCCCTCAATCCAGCCATTGCACTGTCAGTACCGCCGCCAAATAAGCCGCCAAGAATACCCGCTCCCGCTGCGCCATAGCCCAGGTAACGGGACAAATCATCCGAATAAATAGGCTGGTCGGTTGTTTGCGTGCTCCACTGACCGCCCGTTACGGCTGGCAGATATTCGCCCAGCCGCGTGCGCGGCTCATCTTCCGCAAATCTGTGTCGGTCAATATCTTCTTGCAATTTATCAGCCGCTACACCTTCATAAGCTGCGCCAATATCAACCAGACGGCTTGGGTCAAGATAGTCCAGTTCTGCCATACCAGGCGCAGCCGTACCCGCAGCAACCTGACGCGCACGCTCATCGGCATAATTTGAATACGCCATCTTCGCACCGACATCACCCAACGATGTGAGATAATCTTCCGCAGCACGCGCTTGCTGATTGGCCTGCAATCCAGAGCCGTACCGACCACCAGAAGAAAAAGCAGAGCTAATTCCAGGCATCACATCTTGCGTAAACGCCTCTTTCATTGGACGGGTTGCAGCGTCCATTGCGGATTTCAAATAGGGGTTTGAATCGGGACTAAGATAATCGCCGCGCATGGTTGCGGCTGTCAGGTCTTGCGCTGCCGTGACCAGCGGGGAGCCTTCCGTTGCCCGTTTCTGCATTGCATCAATACCCGCCTGCGTTTGCGTAGACCAGGGGACAACCGTTGACCCAGGATAAAAAGTACGCGGCGTTCCATATTGGTCTTTCGCTTCCTCCATTCCATACTCGATAAAAGGCTGCTGCCAAGAAGGTGGCTCGTTACTCATAATAGTCTGAGAAACGCCACTTGGTTTTGATGATCTACCGCCCATGATCTAATGCCCTTTCTAAGATAACTTTTGTCTTTTTGTAATCAGGAAGCACCCGCTCCCACCCTGGTCTGCCTTCAATACTCATTAAGTCGCAGCCCTGCGCTTCGGCCCACGCTTCAATTTTCGTTAAAAGTTGGTTAATCAGTTCCCAGGAATACACGCCGCCTCGATTGCCACTAAGCAACCAGATCAAACACACCTTACTTTTTGGGTATGTGTTAATGCACGTAACACAAATGCCATCAACGGTATCGCCGTAGCCAGCGACCCAAAGCTGTGCTTTGCCTGCACGCAAATCGTTTAAGACATCATACGTTGTATACGTACTGTCATACTCAAGCGCACGCTCAATCAACGCCAAGCATTGAAAGTCGAGGCTGTTAATATCAGCTTGCGTTAAAAGTTTTAAATCAGGCGCAAGATGAAATCGGCCAGAGCTAACAGAATTTCGTCCATTTTCACTTTTTAACTGAGCGCACAGCATCAATCAACCCACGGCTAAAAATGATGCGTGCCGCCAAAAGCGTCAGCTATCTCGCCAAAGCTATCAACCTGACTTGCAACATCAGTTCCATCTTCATCATCAGGTACGCCAGGATCAATATCACCAATGTCGTCCTCAAAATAGTCCACGCCTGGATGGTGGCCGCCGCGCGGTGCACCGCCGCCAAATGGATCAGTCGCCAAACTGGTCGGCCCTGGAAGATTCACGCCGTAGTAGTCCTCCATCTGCTCAACCAGCGAGGGGCCAAGCCCAATCCCATACCCCAGCGTGCTCCAAAATCCACGCTGCCCATGCTTCGACATATCCAGACCTCTTTCCATGTCGGACAAATCGCCAAGACGACCGCCGACAATTCCTAACAAGCCGCCGACAGGACCAAATGCCAGCGTTCCAAGCCCTGTGCCGATAACGTCACCTGTAATTCCGCGACCACCACGGTTACCAGCCAGCCCCCCTGCAATGCCACCCAACAACCCAGCCCCCGGCACGCCCGTCATGCGGCCAAGCGTGCCGCCAAGACCTTGCATTTGTGCGCCACTAAGACTGGGGCCACCAAACAAACCGCCGCCACTGTACTGCACCGTTCCAAATTTATCGCCGCCGCCCTGTAACGCGGTGTTTCCGCTGCCGCCAGTTAAATGTGTGCTGTAAGGATCAAATGAGTATTTGGATGGATCGCCGCCAACACTATCCTCCTCGCGCTGCTGCTCTTGGACGCTGCTTGGCAAACGGTAAAAATCAACCGACTGTACGGGCTGCACTGGCTGCACGGGCGCAACGTCCGGCTGCGCTGCTGCAAAGTTTTTTCCAAATTGCGGATAAATAAACTGGTTGTTCTGCCAATAGCCCTGCGGCCTACCATACGCATCCACCGGGAAAACATTACCTTTCGCATCTGTATATGTTTCAGCCATTATCCCACCAGTATCACCTTGAAAGTTCGATCCGTTTGCGAATTATTTGCGTGCGTTACGGCCACGCTGCCATTAACCCGATTTGATTGACTTACATAAATTGTGCCTGCGCCAATTTCAGCAGAAGCGTTGGCCGTCGTCGGCATAAACAGCAACGCCGTGTTTATTCCAATTCGTGCATCTGTAATGGTCGTAGACGCTGCACTTGCTGTCAGCGTCAGGTCGATAACATTATTGCTCTTGCCCGTAAGCATCTGATTGACGCTAATGGCAATCTGACGGCGGTGCATATCACCGTCCGGCAAATCAATCGGCGGGGCGGGAAACTCTGAAACCGTCATGCCGACCCATCTGCAACCGTTTCTGCGTCAACGCCCTGCGCGTGCGTCCATGTGCCGCCTGCGGCTATGTTCACTTGTGCGCGTGCAAATCTCGTCGATACCGTAAAGTGCGCCTGACCATCCGCGTCAATGCCGTTCTCGCTCGTTTCGGTCACATCGTCGCCTGGTCCGACTCGATGCTTGAGTTTGACTGTTACCGTGCCGCCATCAACGTAGGGCCGGATAGCATTTACATAAATGCGGTTTGTACCCCCAATTTCCTGCGTTTCCAGGGTGGCCGCCAGTGCTGCACCTGTAAATCTGCACAGTTTATAATCCGCATCAAAACCGTTGAGGCTGGTTAATCCACCAATCCAGCTTTCATCGTCAAGCGAGACATTAAGCGAATCCATGTTGCCAAAGTCGTCCAAGTCCTCAAGCGTGCGGTTCACTGATAAATTGCGGAACATATATTCTTGCGTAATGTCAGCCGTAGCCCAACGGTCAACGGCCCAGTTGTAGACGATGACCTTGTTGGGCTGGCCGCTGCTGTTACCGCTGCCAGGGTACGCCCAGTAGACCATTTTTGATACAGGATCGGCTGCACCGTACACACGGTCTATATAGTTTTGGTCAAGATCATCAAGAAAGTAACGATCAACTTTTTGATCGCCTATGGCTTGCGAACCAGCACCAGAAAAAGACCAGAACCCTTCTTCGCCTAGATAAAACCCAAACGGGCCAACATTGACCACGCTGTTACGTGCCATCGGCCCCCTGTCCCGCTCGACCTCTGTGATTGTGAACACAAGCGGCGGCCCAACATACGAGAGCCGATATATGGCTTTCTTGCAAAACACAGCCCCATCCATGCCTCCAATAGCACCCGTGATCGCCATCACTTCGCCACCAACGGGCAAATCCTGGCGGTCACTTTGCACCGCTGCGGCTGCGGATGATCCTACCGTGAGCCAACTCGTCGGATCATTGATGCCCGACCAATGGATTCGATTTGGCGTTGTACCATCGCCATCATAAATATTGCCCAGCACAACAAAGTCTTTGACGACCGCAATGGCTTTGGCGCGGATGTCGTAGCTCACGCCGTTGACAAAGTTGGTCGCCGTCATGCCAACGGGGCTTGAGTCTGTGACCGTTACCGTAGTCTGACCTTTAATGCCTGCCGTTGCCTGCGTCACAGTTACGACATTCGACGCAACCGTTGCACTAAATTTGCTATTCGCATGAATCTGATCTTTTAAATTTGTCGCCGTCTGGTTGTTCGACGTTGCGGCAACAAATGTTCCGCTGCCAGGGGATGTCCCAACCGTAAAATCATGGGTTGTCTGATCGGTAGCCACAAGACGCACCTTTTCGCCGTTGGCTAAATCTCCGTATGCAGTGATCGTAATGGTGCAAGTCGCCTGGGTTTTTAAAAGGTCGGTAAAGGTCGAGTCCGTACCCATTACAAAAGACTGCGGCGGGTCTGTGTGGCCGTTGACCGAAATCACGCGGTTGCCGAAATTGATAAAGTTCACATGGTCATTAGTGCCAACAGTATAGCTGCCCGATTGCCGTGAAACATTGGCAAACGTCACCGTGCCTAACTTAAACATATCCTGATGGTCAGCAGCAAAGGTGTTTACCGTGCCATCCGTTTGTATGAAACTCGCACCCCCTCTTGGCCTGTTTGAAAGCGCATTACTCACCGTTGCCTGCGCCGGAAAAGGCGCATAGGTGGTAGTTGTTTTAGGCAGCACATTCGTTGCCACCGTTGCACCAGGGTTGCCCAAGTCAGCCTGATCGGGAAGGAACGGCCCGAAACTAAACATTAGTATCCTCGATTTACGTCAAAAACTCTGGCGGGAGCAAGGCCCGTATCCACTGCAACCCGCGCTTGAGAACGGCTGCGGCCATCCATCGTGTTCAACTCAATGACCACGTTATCAAGAAGCTGCAAATTAAATTGCACATTTGTTGCATCTTTTGCTCTCATATAAAAAGCCGCCAAAGTTGAGTAGATGTATACGTCTGGGTTTGTGGTCAAAAGCGTGTTTGTGTTGTCCGTAGCCAGGTCGAACTTTTTATAATAACGATGTGTAAAGCCGTAATCCTGATCCGCTGACCGCTCAAACTCAATCACAGAGCCGATTGCAAAATAATACGGCCTGCCTGTTCCCGTGCTTGCAGTCTCCTGAAGATTATAAAGCGATTGCTGCGTTGGCTGGTAATTGTCAGACGTATAGAACAGGTCGATATGCTCAATGAAATCACTTGGTAACGCCTGCGTGCTGTCACCGCTTGAAAGCGTAAACGTAGTCGAGCTTTGCATGGACAACAGCCGCAGCTTTCGATTTAGACGCGCCTCGCCGCGCGTTATATAGTCCGACCAGTCAATATCTGTGCGGCTTGTCTCTGTGTCGAGCGCCGTTTTCAATTCCGCAAGCGTTGTGATGCTCATTGTTCGTAAGCCTCGTTGACATCCGGCGTGCTGGGATCGTCAGCGACAAACTTGCCGCCTTTCCTTGCACGCTTTCTAGCGGCAGGCTTTTTGGCTGCGGCTTTCTTGGCAGCAGGCTTCGCTTTGCTCATCGCCGCTTTGGGACTATCGGCATAGCCGCTCTTAGGCACAGCATCAGCGTCAAATAACTCAGGCTCACCCGTGCCGATTTTATACATAAAAACTTTTGGCATTTTATTCTCCAAGGTTGGGAGCCGCCTTGCGACGACTCCCGTTAGCCTTAGTTCATCTGGATTCTGCACGCCAGTTCTGGACGCACGGTTTTATATCCATAAAGGACGTCAATACGAGTTGGGAACGTATCAGCAGAAATGCTGTAATCCCGAATAATCCGCATCGAAATGCCGTCCATGACCTCACGCGCTGCAAAGTCCACGCCCTTCGGCATGACTAGATCAGCCGTCGCAAAGACAAAAGCATCCTTGTGATACGCGAGCGACACACCAAAGTCGGCAGACGCTGCAATATCGGTACTACGGTCACTTTCGTTTTTCGTTTACCTTCATCTGAAATCGCTAGTTTCAGACCGCCTTTCGGCTGCCCTGGCTCTCACCAGGGACGAGACTATATCACCATCCCAATGGGATGCCCTGCGCTTCGGGCCGCTTGACCCTACTCCTTGCGGATAGTCGTTGAACCTTCCTCGTTAGAGGCTTGGCTGCTGATTGCCCTCGACTTTACGTTAGGG